AGGAATAAGGTCGGTATCGAAGTTCTTCGGTAAGTAAACCTAAATACAAGACACAAAAAAGCCGTAGGTATCCACTCAAGGACGCCTACGGCTTTTCTGATTCTAATCTAGGTCTCCCATAACAGCAGCTAGACCTTGGTATAACGTCTCTACGTCGATCTTTAGTTTCCCTATAGTGTAAGTTACCCAAAGTAGAACTAGGCTGTTACCCAGCATCAATCCCTCAAATAGTGTCATTAGATACCTTCCTCCATAAATGTCTTAACCCACATTGCTGTGATACCTGATCGTACAATATCCTCCACACCAAACTCAATCACTGGTACAGGTAACATATGCTTCTTAGCTAAGTGGATTACCTTTGATAGACCGTCAGCTTCCTTAAGGTCGCTCTGCATAACGTCACCATTGAGAACGATTGTCGTACCTTCTCCTACACGAGTTAGAACCATCTTAAGTTCATGCAGTGTGATGTTCTGTGTTTCATCGACAATTATGAAGGCATTATCGAAGCTACGCCCACGCATGAGTGCAAGAGGTGCCATCTCAATGTTGCCATTCTTGATCCCTGTTTCCACTGTCCCCTTACCAAGGTGTTTCTCCAGAACATCCAACACAGGCAAAGCCCAAGGCATAGTCTTCTCATTTAGGTCTCCCTTCAAGAACCCAAGCTCCTTACCTACAGCCACATGAGGACGTGTGATAACGATCTTGTCAATCTGCTTTGTGATGTACAGGTCAGAGGCATACGTTGCTGTAACATACGTCTTACCAGTGCCAGCAGGGCCAAGGATAAACACCTGCTTATTCCCCTGTAGGGCTTCTATCAGAGCCTTCTGCTTAGTAGTCTTAGCGACAAGACCAGAGGTAGACTTTTTGTCGGCCCCCTTGTAGTTGGTCTTTCGTCTTGATCTAGTGGGCTTCTCAGGGAAGTCGTCCATTAGCGGTGTTCCTTTTCCAGTAGTTCCTTTAGTTCCGTATAGCCGCCCACATAATTTCCACTAGGGGTAAATATCTGTGGTACTGTGGTCATATTAGCCTTCTTAATCAAAGTTAAAACCCACCTTGAGCTTTGGGAGTGTACGTTGTACTCTGTGTAAGGATAGCTACTGTTTTTGAGTAAAGCCTTGGCTGCATCACAGAAGTTGCATTGTTCACGGGTAATGATGGTGTACATGGGTGTCTCCTAGTAAGCAGTTTAGACACTTGCTCAGGTGCTTTGGTTATACTAGGTCTACGATCTCACAGCTATCTCCAGTACAAGCTAGTGTCTGGCTACCTGCTGTGTTGTCTTCGCTCTCGTACTCTGAGAGTTCATCCCAGTTTAGATCGTCGGGCATAAGGGACTTAAGTTCCTCATACTCAGATTTACCACACTCTTGATAGGGAGCCTGTTGGTAAGTGTGTTCGTTATACGGTAGGAACGACACACCAGACATCTCATCAAAGTGCTTGTACACAAACGCACCCACTTCAAACCATTCGTCGGATCGGACGTTGATTGTCACGGAGGGCTTATGCTCACACCAGTGTCGCTGATACATCAGCCATGTCTCCAACTGTTCGATTGCAGTCATGTCAGAGGTACATACGGCTCCATCAGGTGCTTTCTGCGGGAAGCTAAATACTACAGTTGTATCTGGCTTCATCACACAGGGTTCATTAGGTACACCACGATCCTTGAGGAAGTTCGTCAGCGGGTCTTTGATGTCGCCACGCACAGTACGAATGTAGTAAGGTGAGTGACGAGCATGGATACCACTAGCAGAACAACAAAGTTGGGAGACAGTGCCACTAGGTTTGACGCAAGTGATAGCAGTAGCAACAGGGATACCAAGAAGTTCAGCCCACTCAGCGTTTGTATTAACAGCGACATTTTTAAGATGCTCCAATGTTTTGGCTAACCCACCGTTCTTGAGTGTCATTAGCTGGTTGTCCATAATACCTGTGAGGCTAACCCCCAACAGACGTTCTTCTTCTGTATTGTCCTTCCATTCCTTCGATAGGTACGGAAAGTGAGTATAGGTACTTTGGATCGTACCCAAGATGGTAGCAAGTTTGACCTTGCGTTCTAGGTCTTCAACAGTGTCGGTAGCACGGATAACACACTCTGTTAAATTACAAAATTGCGAATCCCGTAAAATTATCTCGCTGCATGGATTCGTACCGAAGTCAAACGAATTATCACGCCGACCGTTCTTTGCTGCCTGTACCTTAGCTGCCTGACGGTTGAAGATACCACGCTCACCACTACCGCTTTCTACTAGGGCTTGCCACTCACGCATGAAAGAGATGCTGTCGGGCTTCTCAGTGTACGACACAGAGTTGTTAGCCAAAGCTCGTTGTGGATCGTTCTCCCACCATGCACCTGACTTAGCGTGACGCATACGATCATCTGAGAGGTTACTCAGGGAGATCATAGCTGACCGACGTACACCACCTACGACTACCACTTCACCGATCTTACACATGATGTCGTGACATTCGATAGACGATAGCTTACGACCTGTAGCGTTCTTGAACGTGTGGATCACAAAGTTAAACAAGTCGATCAGAGGCGCTGGGCCAGAGGCACGACCACCGAAAGTCTTAAGTCGTGACCCTGCTGGACGAACCTTAGACGTATCCCACTTGGGAACCTCCCCGCTGTACAACAAAGCAATAAGCTGACGTAGAGCCTTAGCCCAGCCTTCCTTGCTATCTTTAACCACAATGGTTGTGTCGCTGTTGAATAGCTGCTCTGGTACTTCTGGTAGCTTGTTGATGTACTGACGCTCAACTGAGAACCCCACACCTGTACCACACAGCAAGATAAACATAGCTTGATCGAAGCTCTTGATGTTCTTAACTGCCAGATAACTACAGTTGTACATAGCAGTATTGTCACGGAGGGCTGCTGGCCCTGCTGTCATAAGAGACCGCATGGATGGCATAACGTCAAGCGATAGGATAGCTTGCTCTAGCTGGTCAATGTATGTGTTGTCACCAGCCACAGGACGCACGATGTTATCCATGTAACGTGCTACTGTTTCGCCGTAGGACTCCCGACCCTTACCATCAAAGTATTTAGCGTACCGTGACTTGTGGATAAAGGCTTGGTAGTCTGTTGGTAGTTGGTTGCTCATTCGCCACGTCCTCGCATTGTTTTATCTTCTTCTAGCCAGACCATACGGTCAATGTCTTCTCGGCTAATGCCAATGTCCTTTAGTTCTCTGTCGGACAGTCGGTTCAGTATCTTGACTGCCTGTCGGTGCTCTGACCACATCACACAGTATCGCATGAACCTAACGAATATATTGTTTACCCATCTCTTCTTCATCGGTTATCTCCTGACCCCTTAATCACACCCCGTCTGGAACGATCATTTAACTTATCCATGTTAGTCTCTATTACCTCTGGCAGGTTACTGTAGAAGTAGTTAGCCAAGGCTGTCGTGTAGAACAGAACGTCACCTAACTCTTTGACGATCTCTTTCTGGTTAACCTTAGTGTCGTCACGGAGGTATTTCTTTACCTTCTCGGCTACCTCCCCTGCTTCACCTACGAGACCCAAAGCATTTTCCACTAGGCGGGTCTCACCTTTTGTTGTGATCTTACCTTCAACCCAATAGGAATACTCCATCGGTGTCACGTTAACAATGCTGAAAGCATCAATGTCTTCTTGCGTAATCATACTGTTCTCCCGTAGAACTCTGTCTGTTTAGCAGGGTCTCTGGCTATGTCGAATAGATACCAAGCGCAGTTGTCTTTACCTACGCTCTTGCTATCCTCAATCCATTTGACCCTACCTATGCTCACTACCTTAACGCAATACGACATCAAGATAGCTGACTGTTTCGTGTGCATCCAATCGGCATCAAAGAGTAGCCATGTTGGACACATCTGCATCCACCCTTCGATGAATGGGTGCAGTAGTTTTCTATCCCAAGGTGGGTTGGTGATACATAAGTCAGCACCACCGAAAGCCATGTACAACTCCAAGAAGTCTTTCTCATCCATGTTAATGGAATCATGTAAGCAAACTCTTGGGTCTCTTGGCTCAATATCACAAGCAAAAATACATTCGCTATGACCATCTGTCAGATCATCTATGTGGTCTATCAGACGCCCATCTCCCGCACAAGGCTCGTAGTAGTCAAACGAGTAGGGCAAGTGCGGGATCAGAGGCTCAACTGCTGTCCTTGGTGTCGGGTAGTAGTCCCTCGGTACTCTTTCGAAGTCACTACGTTTGCCCATACATAGCCTTTAGTCGTGACTGGGAGATAAACTCTGGGTCGTACATACCGTTCTCTAGCTCCCGTTTAACTACAATGCCTGACCACCACTCTTTGTTGGCTTGACCTGCCCACCCTTCTGCTGCACCTTTGTAGCACCCCGCAACAAGACCGATAACTCCGTTAGGGTGTGAAGAGTCCTTAAACTTAAGATCACGTTTATGGCTATGACCACAAGTAGAACTATGATGCCTGTGAGCCAGTAGTGCATTAGCATGGTGCATACCAGACATAGCAGACCCAAAGTTACCACTACTAAAGAAATGAGCATACGAGATGCCATCGTAATCAGCAATCGCTGGGGCTGAGTTCTCATACTCGTGGTACTCATCGAACCACCTGTTTGTCTGGAGATGCCCGAAAGATATGCCGTACTTTGATCCTTCGAGTCTAGGATCATGCTTAATAGCTTTCTTAATTCTGTTCTCATGGTTCCCCTCAAATCCTATGTAAGCTGGTCGTTTTCGTCGGTGGTGTCTGAACTTCCATCGGATACGCTCCTGTGCATCGTTGTAGTGCTCAATGTCTGCCTCATAACTCTGACTGACGATTGCCTCTGGGTAACGAGTGTCAAATGTATTTAATGACCGCATATCAGCGCCATCACCCAAGTCAACGACATAATCAGGCTTGAGGTCATACAAGAACTCACCTAACCAGTTGAACCTCTCGTTACTCACACTGGGATCAACGTGAGCGCACGAGAAGACTACTACTGTCTTTCCTGCCATTATGTTTCCTTTATCCATTCCTCTGGGATTAACTTGTCTGCATACAGATAGTCATGCGTGTCGCACCACATGCCTAACGTAGTCTTTGAGCCTTTGCTTATCTTCGCCCTAGAATTAGAGAAGACAAACCGAATATCAAGCTCAGGGTGTTGCTTTTTGACTAACAGATGCTTCTTTCTGTCTGCCGCAACGAACCGTCCCTTGGATTCTATGATGATACCGTTGGGGAGTTCAAAGTCAGGTGTGTAGGTTCTAACCTCGTTGACCTCATACTTGATCTTGAACTCCTCGTACTTGAACGGCACTTTAAGGCTCTTTAGTTGGTCTGAGATACGATCTTCTAGCCCAGACCGATAACCATGCTTTATGCCCCTTGAGGTGGCTCCCACAGTTGTTC